TGCAGAAGATGTTCAAGGACTGTATGACAAAGCTTGACTTCTGGACAGACGACCAGCTTGTGGCGAGTGAGATATGCGAGAAGTTTTGGGCGGACATACCCGGCATTTATGTGAGGATAGAGGAGCTATGACGATACACGAGGTAAAGAAAAGTCTTGGACGCAGGGTGAGCTACAACGGCTCTGATTGCTACGAACTGACAGGCTGCATAATACGCAAGGACACAAAGACAGGTCAGTTCTTCTATCAGGCAGAGATCGCTGACAAGACTTGCGGCAATACGTTGGTGTATTGCAGGCTGGAAGAGTTGAGGTGCGAGGAGGGATAATATGGCAAAGGACAAAACACCCGAAGAACTGTTAAAGCAGTATTCGGCAGGAATTTTAAAGTCAATAGAGCGGTACAAGTCCATTATCGAGCATGGCTGTAGTGACCCATCATGGCCTGACGGTTGTAATGCCAACTTGTGCAGAAACCATGTTCTAGCGTATAAGCGATATATTCTGGATATCTGCACAGATAACGATTTGAAAATACCACAGGAATATTACCTACCAACGCCGCCTGAACAGGACAATAGCTTTATGGCTGACAAGACTAGCGAAAGGTACAAAAGGTTGAACAGCTACCCTGATTATAACGGCAGGCTGACAACGAGGAAAGTTGACTATGATGATAGTCAGATGAGTTTATAGGAGGGAGAAAAGTGACAAAAGCTGAAAAAGCCAAAAACCTGCGCTATAAGAAAGCAATTGTATCGCAGCTCAACTTTGAGGAAATAACATCTCAGTTATACGATATCAGCTCCGTTTGCGAGGAATACCAGTATTACTTCAGCGGCGATGATGATACGCTTCTCAACGCACTTGACGGAGATGACGAGCAGGAGCAGGAATTTAAAATGATGTTCTCAGACCTTTCGTATGAGTGTGATAGTTTGAGGGGCATTGTCAATGATACCTATGTGTCAGAACATTTTGACGATTTTTTTGTCGGAATAATGCTAAACGGAAATAGTCCGTTCAAGTGCTATGGATATGATAGCTTTGAAGAAGATTACTTTGCACTTTCGTCATATGACACGAAATGTGCATCAAGTGAGAGCGCAAAGAGACTTAAACGTCTTACGAAGGACGAGCTGCTGTCCGTTTGTGGACAATGCTTTGGGCTTGCAGTGTCTTACCTCAACGTCCAATACAAATATGACTATTTGAAAGCTGCTTTTGATATCTTGAAAGACCAAAATACCTCATATTTGCAGATCATAAAGGACATTGAAACGGCATATGACAAAGCGGACGCAAAAGACTGGTATGAATACAGCGTCGAAGTGAAAGCATTTGATAAGCTTGTCGGAAGTTTCGATGAATATAGCAAAATCTGGCTTGAATAATGAGGAGGGATAACATGGCAAAATACATTGACGCGGACAATCTGATTAACGAATTATCGGCGGCGTGTATGCCGATATACGAAAAGGGCATAACAGGCATTCTGGGTGATAACAGCAGCATTGCCGATATAATCAACGAACAGCCTACCACAGCCGTGCAGGAGGTCAAGCGTGGATACTGGCAGAACAAATATAGAAGTGGCACGACAATTAAAGAGGGTGTTGTATCTTCCTGCTGTGATATGTGGAATAACAGAAAATCGCAGTTCTGCCCGAATTGCGGAGCAAGAATGGACGGTGTTGCTAATGGCTGACCCTATGACCATGTCACGCCTGAAAGCCTACCGCAGGAACGCCTCAGCCATTGAGGACATCAAGGCAGAGCTTTCGGGCAAGTACGTTGCCGACAGTATCAGCGTATGCACTCCGCCGTCCTACACGCCACACAGCACACGCATAGACGGCTTTCTGCCAAGTGGCGATACACTTTCATTGCTGTGCGAACAGGCACGGCTAGAGCGTGAGCAGAGGACTGTGGAGGAATTTATCAAGGGGATAGAGGACTATCAGACGCGGCGAATGTTCGTGCTGAAATTCATCAAGGGTAAGACGTACTTGCAGATAGCTATGCAGGTTAGTGGTGGGAGAATGTCTGAGAGTGGAGTGCGAATGAAAATCCAAAGATATTTGCAAGAAAAGTGATATTTGTGCGTTTTGTGCGTTTTACCTGTGTTATAATTTAAACTGAGGAAAGTGTAGATGTACCTCAGACTTGTACTTTCATGAAGTCACCTCCAATTTTCTAAGCCCCGTAAGGGGCTTATGCAGAGCGTGAGTGCATGAGCTTGCGTTCTGTTCCATACGGTCAGTTGGTTTTCCGACAAAGCCAACAACATAATGTTTGAACCGCCGCCAAGCTTTCGGGCTTCGGGCGGTGTATGCAGGTCGAGAGCGAGCCAGCTCAACATCTGCTCCACCATTTACAAAACTCCTTAAAATATTTTCACGAAAGCGGCTGCATTTTGCGGTCGCTTTTGCGTTGCGTCGCAAAAAGTTCATAAATGTCGAATTCTTGATATACTGCATAAAAAATACAAATGCTATTTATGCAGTAAATAGAAATTCGGCACATTTCGTTGATTTTCGCTCTGATTAGTGATATTATTTAAGAAATATTATTATGAGGAGTAATTGTTATGGAAAAAAATAAAAAGTGCTTTGTAATAACCCCCATAGGTGATGACAATACAGAAATCAGACGTCAGATAGAGGGAGTCATAGATAATTGCATCAAACCAGCGTTAGATGACTTTGATGTTATTGTATCTCATAGAATCAGTGAAACGGGATCAATTACTGATAATATACTGCGTCATATTTATAGTGACGAACTGGTTATAGCCAATCTTACAAATCTCAATCCTAATGTTATGTATGAATTAGCTTTCAGACATGCAATAAAAAAGCCGGTTATTGTTATAAAAAATAAATTAGACGGATTCGAGCTTCCTTTTGATGTAAAGGATGATCGTGCAATTTTTTATTGTAATGATATTAAAGGCACATCCGAGTTAAAAGAACAAATTCAGAAATTTGCGCATAATATAGACTATAGCAAAGAGGACAATGACAATCCGATTGCAAGGGCTGTTAAAGATTACACTACGCTTAAATATTTAGATGAAAATAAAGAAGTTAATATATCTAGCAAAACAGTAAGTATACTGTTGGAACGTATAGATGCAATCGGAAAAAAGATAGATAAAAAATCCTATGGATATGACGAACAAGAACTGTCAAAAGTTTTGTCTGAATCAAAAACAAAATCTTGGTATTTCGGACAACTATCTAATATTCGTGAAAGAATACAGTCACTTGATTCATTAGATGAAGAGGCAAAGCTTAGTATTTTTAATGACCTGTTAATTTTACAATCTGGATTTAAAAAAGACAGTTATTGTTTTTCCGGAAGAGATAAAGAAGAATTTAATTATTTGGTGAATAAGTATTTCAGGCAATTAAAACAAAAAGAATAAATTTTTACGAACTGCTACAACAATGTGGCAGTTCTTTTTATATCAAAATCTCAGAAAGGACGGTGCCCTCATGACAGCACGGCAAAAGAAATTTGCAGAATACTATGCTCAGAGCGGCAACACCGTTCAGAGTGCTATAAAGGCAGGATACAGCGAGAAGTATGCGAAAGCTGACGCCTGCAAAATCCTAGATAATCCTAGTGTTGCGGAGTATATCCGTGTGCTGTCCGAGAAAGCTCAGAACGAGCGTATAATGACTGCAAAGGAGAGGCAGGCGCTCTTGTCTGATATCGCTAAGGACGGAAAGAATGACCCTGCTGACCGTATCAGAGCCGTCGATACCCTCAATAAAATGACAGGAGAGTATGTGGCTAAGATACAGGCGGAGGTCAAGACCTCTGAAAAGCTTTCGGACGTTTTTGCTCAGATAGGCGGTGAGGGGCTTGACGAGTAAGTTTCCCCTGTCGCAGAAGTATATGGACTTCATCAACAGCGTTCGGGGTGTGTCTGCGGATTTTCTTGAGGGGACTACCGCAAGCGGCAAAACAACTGTGGGCGCAGGAATAAAGTTCATGCGTATGGTGTCGGCAAGCAGGAAAAAGCTTCACGTCATTGCCGCTAAGACTACGGGAAAGGCTGAGGAAACTATCATTCAGCAGGATAACGGCATTCTTGACCTGCACACCAATGCTCGGTACTTCGGCAACGGTGATAAGGACTACAAACTGCCGCATATCAAGTTTGAGGGCAAGATAATCTATGTTCTGGGATATGACAACAAGGATAAGTGGGAAATGGTGCTGGGCGCTCAGTTCGGCTGCGTTTATATCGACGAGATAAATACCGCCGATATCGAGTTTGTCCGTGAGATGTCAACCCGTAACGATTACCTTATGGCGACCCTCAACCCTGACGACCCCTCACTGCCTGTGTACAAAGAGTTTGTCAACCGCTCACGTCCGTATCAGAAATACGCCTGTGACGTGCCTGCGGAGATAATGAAAGAGCTTACAGAAGAACCTGTACCCAATTGGCGGTACTGGTTCTTTACTTTTCATGATAATCTTTCACTTACTGATGAGGATATCAAGCGGAAAATGGCTGCCGCTCCGAAAGGCACAAAGCTGTATAAGAACAAGATACTCGGTCTGAGAGGACGTGCAACAGGGCTTGTGTTTGATCTGCAAAAGCGAAATATCTTGACAGCAGAGCAGGCGAAAGCTTTCAATTATGTGTACTTCTCAGCAGGACTTGACACCGCTTACTCCCAATCCTCACCTGATACCATAGCGTTCACCTTTGTGGGCATAACGGCTGACAGAAAGTGCGTCACTCTTGACGAGAAAGTGTATAACAATCGTGACAGGCAAGTGCCGCTCACGCCATCCGACATACCGAAAATATTCACGGCGTTCTTGGAGAAAAATCGCAGGACGTGGGGCTTTGCACGAGATGTATATATCGACAGCGCAGATCAGGCGACCATACTTGAATGTCAGAAGTTCGGACGGCTCACAGGCAGCATATATAATTTTATCCCGGCATTCAAGAAAACGAAAATAATCGACCGAATACACTTGCAGTCAGCTTGGCTGGCGGCAGGTGATTTTTATATCCTTGAGCATTGCAAGGAGTACGCAGGCGAGCTTAACATATACAGTTGGAAAGAGGATAAGGCTGAGCCGGAGGACGGCAATGACCACCTTATCAATTCCTGTCAGTATGCCTGGTTGCCGTATCGTGACAAGATAGGAAGTGTGAAGATTGACTAAATTCAGCATAGGAAGCAAGGTGAAAAATATGATAAGAAACTGGCTTGATATCCAGCCTGCACCCGAATACAGCATAACTATCACAGAGAAAACAGGTTTTATGACAGATGTGATAAGGTCGCAGCTTTGGTATCGTGGTGACGCCGCAGAGCTTTCACAGTTCTTTGGTCAGCTTAACTTAGGCACAAATTCATTCTGGAGCAGCGTCCCTGAGAATGAAAAGATACGCAAGATACATAGCGGTCTGCCTGCAATAATCGCCGATACGCTTTCATACATTGTCTATTCTGATATGGACGATATCAAGGTCACAGGGGACAAAGCAAAGGCTGACTTTGAGAATATCTGCGAGCATATAGACTTCACAGAGCTGACAGGCAAGGCGATAGTTACCGCACTTGTTGACGGCGACGGAGCTTTCAAGATATCTGTCGATACTGAGCTTTCTGATACGCCAATAGTCGAGTTTATCGGCGCTGACAAAGTGGAGTATAACTTTGTACGAGGTCTGCTGAACGAGGTCATTTTTCATTCTGTGCATTATGCAGGCTCAAAGAGATTTCACCTTGAAGAGCATTACGGCAAGGGGTACATAGAAAGCCGTCTGTATGACGATAACGGTCACGAGGTCGGCTTGGACAACGTGCCTTGTCTTGCACAGATACCGCCTCGAACTGAGTTTGAGGGCGAGTATATAATGGCTGTGCCGCTGAAATTCTTTTCATCACGAAAGTATCCGAACAGGGGCAAGAGCATTTTTGACGGCGGTAAGTCTGATTGCTTTGACGCTTTAGACGAGGTGATCTCACAATGGTGGGACGCTATCAGAGCAGGCAGGGTAAAGCAGTATATCCCCGAAAGCATGATACCTAGAGATCCTGCAAGCGGTAAGCTTAAAGCTCCAAATCAGTTCGGCAACAGTTACATAAGCATTGACCCACCGCTGTCAGCAGAAGGAGCAGCACCTAAGATAGAAGTAGTTCAGCCTGATATCAAGTATGAGGCGTTTGTGGCAAGCTATACGAATTGCCTGCTTATGTGTCTGCAAGGGCTTGTATCTCCTGCCACGCTTGGCATAGATGTGGGTAAGATGTCAAGTGCGGACGCTCAACGAGAGAAGAAAGACGTCACAGGCAACACCCGAAACACTATCACAACGGCTCTTGAAAAGGCTCTGCCGCAGCTTGTTTCTGCTGTGCTTATGACCTATGACAATATGCAGGGCAAAGCCCCTGAAACTTATGAGGTGACAGTTGACTTTGGCGAGTACGGTGCACCTGACTTTGACAGCAGAGTTGAGACTGTGGGCAAGGCAAGCACGTATGGTATTATGTCAGTTGAAACGCAGGTGGAGGAGCTGTGGGGCAGTTCTAAAGAGGACGATTGGAAAGCCGCAGAGGTCAAGCGGATAATGCAGGAAAAGGGGCTTACTGAGGGTGAGCCTACTGCGGTAGGTGACGAGTTTGGTTCTCGTCCGGACGGGGCATTATAGTTTCCGTTCATTTGAATTTGTTTAACCCCTGTTGCTATCAACTGCTTGGAGGTGGTCAGTATTCTCAGCTTCAAGGACATCGCAAAAATATTTGAGGAGATAGAGCTAAGGCTCATATCTTCGCTGAAACGCAATCTCAAAAGGCACAAGGCTGAGGAACAGCGTTACGGCTTTGAATGGTCTGCTTGGCAGGCTGAGAAACTGAAAAATATGGAGAACTTCCGCCGTGAAAACTTCGACATCATGAATGAGTACGTTGACGTTATCGACGATCAGACAAGACAGCTTATGACGGAGCAGTTTCAAGAGGGGCAGCAGCAGGCACAAAGGAGCACCCAGGAGCTTTCTGACGAGCCTATAACACCTATCCCCGACAAGCATTTCTTTGGCGTGAACGAAAAGAAAATGGCAAAGCTTATGGAAGACGTCACCACCCTTGAAAAGACCGCTGAAACAGCCGCTCTGCGAATGACAGACGATATTTACAGGCAGACTTTGAATAGGGTACAGCTTGCAATGGGAACAGGCTCTATGACGCTTAACGAGGCTATCGACCTTGCCACAAGGGACTTCCTCGACAAGGGCATAAACTGTATCGTATACGCTGACGGCAAGCGAGTGAACATTGCCGACTATGTGCAAATGGCTCTGCGGACAACGTCCACAAGGGCAGCGTTGCAGGGTGCGGCGAAACGCTTTGCAGAGCTTGGCTATGATACGGTGCTTGTGTCGCAGTATGGCGGCTGTTCAAAGACCTGTGAGCCTTGGCAAGGTCAAGTATACATTGATGATGTGTTCACAGTATGGGAGGGGGAAAAGGACGAGTTTCAAGGCAAGTCAAATTACTGCGGTGAGTGGTTTTGGCTGCTGTCATACGCCGTAAAGAACGGGCTTTTCCACCCCAACTGCCGTCACACAATGACGCAGTATATACACGGCAGAACGCAGATACCTGAGCCGATACCGGCGGAGAAGATAAAAGAGCAGCGACAGCTTGAACAGAAACAGCGTGCAATGGAGCGGAAGATACGCAAGTTCAAACGCTTTGCGGCAGGCACCTGCGACCCTGATACAGCAAAGGAATACCGCCGAAAACTCAGGCAGGCACAACAGGAATTGAAGGCGTTCGTTGATGAGCATAATGAGGTGCTGCATAGGGATTATGGTAGGGAGAAAGTGTATGGTGGTTCAATAAACAATGCAAAGGATATTGATATTTTCAATGAGAATGAAATGCCTGAAAATGCTGAAATAACAGCTGACAAGATCGTTGAAGAGTTAAAAACAAGCAAGATAGGCTTAGAAACGTTAAAAGATATTGAGAGTTTACCTCAGCGTATCAAGTTGACGTATGAAAGGCGGTCGGACGGAGTTCGAGGTGATGAAAGAAATGGTGAAATAAGAATATTCTTGAGTAACTGCAAGAATGTCAAATGGGCAGCACGTTCCGTTATTCACGAACGCACGCATTGGAAATACGGAATATCACAAAGTCAATGGTCTGAGTGTGTATGCTTGGCTCAAGAATTAAAACACGCAAGAAACAGAGATTACTTGACAATTTCAGAAAAGCGGACTATAATAAAAGCAGTAAAAGACGTTTATCCTGAATTTAACTGGAGAAAAGGGGGCTATGTTCATGGCAGAAGAAAATGATATTCTCACAAAGTTAAAAAAAGGCGAAAAAGTTGAGTGTCCTGTTTGCCATAACGGCTACTATGTTCCTGTGAATACAACAGCAGATAAGGCACATTACTTTGTCTGCACTAACAAAGAGTGCAACGGACATTATCGGTGGGAGCCGATAATCGATATTGAATAATACAAATAACCGCTTGACTAAGGTCGGGCGGTATTTTTATACCCAAAAACAGAAAGGACGGATAAATATGAATTTCGGACAGGCGCTCGAAGAAGCAAAGAGAGGTAAGAAAATAGCAAGAAAAGGTTGGAATGGCAAAGGACAGTATGTTGAGCTTGCCACTAATGTTAGTTATAAATCACCTAATGGTACTGTGACAAATGTAGACCATAAGGATATGGGCAATAAAGCATTAGCGTTTGTGGGAACTTCTGGCGTACAACTTGGCTGGCTTGCAAGTCAAGCAGATATGTTGTCGGAAGATTGGCAGACAATAGACTAATCAAACATCGGAACTAAGCACCTTAACGGGTGCTTTTTTCATACACAAAATTAAGAAAGCGAGGTCAGAAAATGGACGAGAAAAAGAAACTCCCTGATGAGGAGGAGAAGAAAACTCCCGATACTCACGAGGAGAAAAAGGACGAGCCAAAGGCTGAGGAAAAGCCTGCGGACAAGGTAGATGAGAACTCTGCCGACAAGGAACAGCCTGCGGTGGACGATAGTCAGGCTGACGAGAACGGTGAGGGTGCCGACAAGACTGCGGAAGATAAGCAGGAACAGCCAAACGAGGATAAGCCCGACAAGCAGGACAGTGCAGAGAACGCACCTGATGAAAAGGACCAGGAGATACTCAGGCTCAAAACTCAGATAGCCGCTATGCAGCTTGGTATCAAGCCCGACTGTATCGAGGACGCTGTTGCGGTGGCTGAAAGCTATGTGAGAAACGGCAGTCAGCAGGATATCAACGCCGCCCTTTCTGCGGTTGTGAAGAAGTATCCGGATATGAAAGGCGAGGGTGGCAAAAAGTCCGACGGCAAAAAGCAGGGCGGTTTCAAGGTCGGTGCAGGATCTTCGGATACTGATGAAAAGAAGCCACAGAGCAAACCAACAGCGCAGAAACGCTGGAACAAATTCAAGTAAAAAACAGGAGGAATGAATCATGCCAAATCTTAATTATGCAGAAGTATGGAACCCCGAACTCTTGGAGATAAGGATCCAGGAAACACTGTCAAGCCCGTTCATCACACAGAACGTTAGGTGGCTTGACGCAAAGACTTTCCACTTCACACAGATGTCAACATCAGGCTACAAGAGCCACAACAGAAACGGCGGCTGGAACACAGGTAAGTATGTTCAGACGGACGTGCCTTTCACTCTTACACACGACCGTGATGTTGAGTTTCTTGTGGATAAGGCTGACGTTGACGAAACGAACTCATCAGCGTCTATCAAGAATATCTCAGAGGTATTCGAGAAAACACAGTCTGCTCCCGAAACGGACGCTCTGTTCTTCTCAAAGACAGCTCAGAGAGCGGCAGAACTTGAGGGCTATCACTCATCAACAGCCGCTTCATCATACACAAAGGGTAACGTGTTCGACAAGCTCAAAGGCTTTCTTTCAGCAGGCAAGCTGAGAAGATACAAGTCTAACGGCTCGCTCATTATGTATGTGACTTCCACAATTATGGACCTGCTGGAGCAGTCTGACAAGTTCACACGAAAGATAGAAATGACTCAGATCGCAGAGGGAGGACTTGGTCTTAGAACAAGAGTGACCGACATTGACGGTGTGCCTATCATGGAGGTCATTGATAATGAGCGTTTCTATGACCGCTTCAACTTTGACCCTGAGGACGGCGGCTTTGAGCCTTGCGCTGCAAGCTATGTAAAGACCGCTGATACCGATATCGTGAGCGGCAAGGAGTATTACACCGAATCAAGCGGTTCTTACACTAAGGTATCAGGCACACCGAGCAAGTCTGCACTTGATACATACTATGAAAAGGTCGCAGGCTCACACAAGATAAACGTGCTTATCGCAACACCTGAGACCACAAAGATAGTACCTAAGATCAACAGCATTTACAGCTTTGCTCCGGGCGGACACACAGAGGGTGACGGCTGGCTCTATCAGAACAGAGCGTTCTCAGATGTTTTCACTTTCCCGAACGGCAAGGACGGAAAGATAGACAGCATTTACGCTGACGTTGACACAGCAGAGTACAGTGAGTAAGGGGTGAGGGATATGTACCTCACCTCTACTGAGTTTTGCAACATCTGTCCTGAGTGTGATATCTCCGAAGAACAGTTCTCGGCTATTCGGCAAAGAGCTGAAAGCGATATCGACACGCTGACTTTCAACCGCATAACAGCAGAGGGCATTGACAGCTTTACAGACTTTCAGAGAGAGCGTATAAAGCGTTCCACAGCATTGCAGATGAAATTCATCTATGACAATTCGGAGCTGTTAGAAAGCTCTCTGAGCGCTTACAGCATAAGCGGAGTTTCAATGTCATTCGATAAGTCAAAGGTGGTATCTCTTGACGGCGTTATCACAACACGTCAGGTCTACAATGTGCTTATGCAGACAGGACTATGTTATAGGGGGCTGATGTAATGAAGTTTCCTCAGCTTGTACCTGAAAGGGTATGCAAAACGCCCTGCAAGGTCTATCGAACGGACGGACTTAATCGTGACGGCTCAAAGAAGCAGACGGTCATATTTGAGGGCAAATGCTTTCACTCTGAGAAGTCAAGGCAGAAATTATCCGCAGAGAAACAGCTTATAACCTTGTCAGGCGAGGCTCTTTTCTGCGGAGATATTGCCCCTGATAACGCTGTTATAGAGGGCTATGCGGTCATAGGCGGCAGGACGTACAAGATATATGGCTCTGAGAAAGCCAAAGACCCTGACGGCAGGGTGAATTACACAAGATTGGAGCTGATATAGTGGGCATTGAAATAAAGCTTGATATGCAGGCGATAAAGGCTATCGAGGACGCCGCTGTGAAGTCTGCTGAGGTGGCTATGGAGCAGGTGAGGGCAGACCTTGTGAGTGCTCAGACAATGCCGTTCGATACAGGCGATATGCAGAATAATCAGACCTTTGTCCACGCTGACGAAAGTGGGGCAAGTCTTGTGACAGGCTCTCCGCAGGCAAGACGTTTGTACTATCACCCTGAGTATCATTTTCAGAAAGGCAATAACCCTAACGCAGGTGCGGCTTGGCTTGAGCCATATATCACAGGCAGTAAAAAGGACCTTGCCAAGAATGAGTTTGTGGCAGAGTTCAAAAAGAGGACAGGCGTATGACTTTACTTAACATAGCGGATATGCTGAGTGATATCCTTGAACTGCAGGACGTGTATGCAGGCACTATTGACGGCAACCTTGATAAGTGCATAGGCGTGTACAACGCAAAGACTTCAAAGCCACAGCGTATCTGCATAGGCGGAAAAGCCTGCACAAAAACACTTGAAAAACATATCTCGGTGCTTATTCACTGGACTGATACTCCCACGCAGGCAGAGATAAAGGCTCAGAGCGTTCTTGATATCCTATCCGATATCCGTCAGTATAAGGGTGACGGATTTACGGTAAAGTATCTTGAATGCAAAGAGCCTGTTTCTGTTGGCAGGGACGAGCGAGGTGTGTGTGAATATGTTATCGAGGCAACAGTATATTATGAAAGGAATGAATGAGTATGGCAAACACAACAGGAGTTTATCCCGTATATGAAAACCAGTTCAAGATAGACAAGACAGGCGGCGACGGCTCGACAGAGAGCAATCTTGTGACTATTGCCGATATGGAGAGCTTTTCAGTATCCATTGACGGCAATATCGAGGAGTGGAAGTCTTTTGATCAGCAGGGGTGGACAAGACGTTTGCTCACTGGTAAGTCTATCACTATCAGTATCTCAGGCAAGAGAAACATCGGTGACGCAGGCAATGACTACATCGAGAGCCTTGCACTCAAAACAGGTGCGGCGGCGACCACAACCCTTGTGTGGAACTTCCCAAGCGGAGCAAAGCTTGTTATCAAGGGCGTTGTCAGCGTAACAGAATGGGGCGGCGGAGATTCAACAGCAGTCGCACCGCTTGCGTTCGACTTTGCTTCCGACGGCAAGCCTGAGTTTACAGAGGCGGCAGCGTAAGAACACAGACAAAACAGGGGAGCGTTCAAAGCGCTCTCCTAATTTTATATATCAGAAAGGATAATAACTATGGCAAAGATGTATACACTCGACAGCAAGCTTCTTACAGGTACACCTGAAATAAGAGTAGGCGACAAGGTCTACCCTGTGGACGACAGGCAGAAAACTGTCAAGAAGATACTTGACATCTGCGACAAGAACGCTGAAAAGAAAGACCTTGATATGATAGACGAGGTTTTCAAGCTTGCGTTCGCACCAAAGGACTACAAGGAGATAGAGGCAATGAATATGCCTTGGGCGGCATATCAGCAGCTTTTCACTCTTGTTATCTCAGCGGTAACAGGCGAGGACACAGAAAAGACAGAGGCTCGATTTCCGCAGGAAAACGCAGAGTAAGTTTGAAGAAAGCTGGTACGATCTTGATTATGACCGAGAGCTTATCATACAATCCATTGCAAAGCAGTACAATATCCTGCCCTCAGAGCAGGAAAATCTGCATTACAGCGATTGGTACAGGCTCGTTGCAGGGATTATGCACGATACGCCGCTGGGTCAGATCGTTCGTATCAGGAGCGAGGACAACAAGGACATCATAAAGAATTTCGACAGGTATGAAAAGCAGATACGCTCAGAATGGACGGCGTTCAGAAGTCAGAAAGCAAGAGAAACGTTCACAGAGCAAGACAAGCTTGAAACTGCGAGATACTTCGAAAGGCTGTTCAAGGGAATGTTCGGAAAGGCAGGTGATAAGTAATGGCAGACGGAGCAAGCGTTGGTGTTATATCTCTTGACCTTGTGATAAAAAACAAGGTGCAGGAGCAGCTTGACAAGATATCTGCAAGCATACAGAACGGCTTTTCAAAGCCAGTAGAGCAGGCAGAGAAAGCTGTTGAGAACGCTATGGATAAGACCGCTAAAGCCATAGACGAGGGCTTTGGTAGTGCGTCAGAGATCGCTCAGAAGAGTATGCAGGAGGCTACTGCAAAGGTGGTGTCTGAAATTGATAAAGCCAATGAGCATATAAAAAACACCACCGATCAAATCGAAAACATCAAGCCTAAAGTTGTGCAGATACATTACAATCCTGAGTATGACCCTGATAAGATAGAGGCTGAGGTTGATGATATCGCTCAGCAAATTACGGCAAAAGCTGACGAGGCGGCTAAAACAGCGACAGAGAGCTTTGGTGATTTTGAAATACCTGAAAGTGAATTTGAAAGGCTTAATCTCCAACTCGAAAATGCAACAGAAAAAATGAGCCTGTTGCAGGCTAAGTATAAAGAGCTTAACGGTCAGCTTGCCGATACAGATGATAGCGGAATTGATAAACTCATTGGAAAGCTGAATAGCGTTGAGGCTCAGATGATACGTCAACAGGCTGTTATCGACAAGACAAAAGCCAAGATAGGAGATCTAAGCAATGCACAAGCATTGGATACCGAAGCAATAGCAGCCACCGCTGTTGCAGAAGCAGAACAAGCAGCTAGCAGTGCGGCTGAAAAGCTGAGAACAGAAGCACTTTCGGCGGCAGCGAAAATATCAGAGGATTTTAAAACTGCTGCCGACCCATTGGAAAGGCTCAAGCAAAAGTTTGAGATAAACCAAAACGCTATTGAGCGAACAGAAGCTGAAATAAAAAGATTACAGACTAAGTTGGCAACAACTGATGACGCAATGGAATCAGAAAAGTTGTCAAATAAAATCGAACAATTGAAAAGCCAATTGATAGGTCTGTATGATATGAGCGACAAATTAAGTGCAAAAATCAAAGAGGGCGGAAAAAGTTTCTCTGTGATATCTTCTGCGGTAAAAAGAGCGGCAAGCCTTGTAAAGACTACACTTGTAGGATCATTCAAAGCAATGAAGTCTGTTGGCTCAAAGGCTGTTGAAACTGTGAAAGCAAAGTTCAGCAAGCTCACAAGCGTTATACACGGCAGTTCAAAGCCATTGTCACGGCTGACAAACTCTCTCAAAAGGGCGGCAAAATCAGTGTTTCTAATGGCTGGTGCATATGCAATTTTCAGAGGCTTAAAGTCACTTGTATCAAACGCTGTTTCAGGCAACGAAGAATTTGCCAAGTCCTTAAACGAGATAAAAGCAAACCTCACCATAGCTTTCACACCGATAATGAACACAGTTATGCCGTATCTCAATACGCTTATGACGGGCGTAGCAGTGGCGACAAAAACTGTGGCGGCGTTTATCTCTGAGCTTTTCGGCACCACCTATCAGAAGTCCTTGCAGGCGACAAAGCAGGCGCAGAAGTCAGCGGAGAAGATAAAGAAAACTCAGGATACTTACCTTGCGGATTTTGACGTTGTAAGAGTTGCACCGGATCAGAGCAAGTCCGATACAGACAGTTCAGAGGGCGGCATTGATTACTCAGCCATAAACGGCGACAACGTTCAGCTTCCTGATTGGGCGAAGCGTATGAAAGACGCCATAAAGTCGGGCGATTGGGCAGGAGTTGGCTCTCTTGTGGCTGAAAAGGTCAACGGAGCTTTCGCATATATCAACTGGGACGGTATTCAGAAAAAGCTGAATGTCTTTGTGGATAAGCTTACAGACGGTCTGAACAGCTTTATTAAAGGCATTGATTGGACAGGTCTTGGAGACAGCTTCGGCGGCGGTATAAACACAATTTTTGGCGCAGGATACCGCTTTATGAAGAAGTTCGATTGGGCAGGCTTCGGTAAAGGCACAGCCGATTTTCTTAATGGCGGTATAAAGAAAACAGATTGGTCGCTTATCGGCAAGACCCTTGCTTCAAAATGGCAAGCTATCATCGACTATCTTTATTCGTTCGTTACCACCTTTGATTGGTCGGGCTTTGGCTCGTCCATAGGCACTTCTGTGAACGGCTGGTTTGATGAGATTGATTGGGGCAAGGCAGGAACGACTATCTCTGAGGGCGTAAAAGGTCTGCTTGATACGGCAATAAACTTCCTGCAAACTGTAAATTGGCAGGGCATAGGTGAAAAGCTGTGGACGTTCATTTCTACAATAGATTGGAGCGGCATTGCCACAAAGCTTTTCAAAGCCATAGGCTCAGCTATAGGCGGTGCGGTATCGGTGCTGTGGGGCTTTATCAAGGACGCTGTTTTCAGTATCCGTGACTACTTTACGGAGAAGATACAGGACTGTGGCGGTAATATCGTTGAGGGGCTTTTCACAGGTATCGTTGACGCTTTCAAGGACATAGGCACTTGGCTTTATGACCATGTTCTTACACCATTTATTGAGGGTTTCAAGAACTGTTTTGGTATTCACAGCCCTAGTAAGGTCATGGCTGAAATGGGCGGATATATCATACAAGGTCTGTATAATGCCGTATCTGAGGGTATTGCAAAGATAAAGGAGATCTTCACAAAGCTTCTTAACGCTGTCAAGGGCGTTTTCAAGGGCATAGGCAAGTGGTTCAAAAAGACCTTTTCAGACGCTTTCGGAGGCGTAAAGACCATTCTCAACGGCATTATAATGTTCGTCAAGAGCATTTTTACAGGCAATTGGAAAAAGGCTTGGCAGGGTGTAAAGAAGATCTTCAAAGGCGTGTGGGATACGCTTTACAGCGTTGTGAAAGCACCTATAAACCTAATTATCGGTGCAGTAAACAAAATGACCAGTGCTATTGAAAGTGCGGTCAACTGGATAATCGACGGCATTAACAGCCTGAGTTTTGATGTGCCTGATTGGGTGCCTGGCATAGGCGGAGAAACCTTCGGCTTTGACCTTGACACAATAAGCATACCTGAGATACCAAAGCTTGCCACAGGCGGACTTGCCACAGCACCGACCCTTGCAATGGTGGGCGATAACAGGAACGCAAAGGCAGACCCGGAGGTGATCTCACCTTTGAGCAAACTGCAAGGTATGCTTGATAACGGCAAGCTTGACGAGGTGTTAAGGGTGCTGAACGCTATACTTGATTGGCTGAAAGCTTATGACCCTGTGTTCTTCGGAACAGTTGACAGCAAGGTGCTTTTCAAGTGTATGCAGGACAGCAACAATCAGTATAAACGTAAGACGGGAGTGAGTGCATTTTGACAGGAACATTGCTAAAGATAAACGGCGTGTGGGTGACAGACCCTGATCCTGATAGCTGGAGCCCTGTAAACTGTTACGAATGGACGGCAGGTTCAGGACGAGTGAATACAACAGGTCTGTTTGTGGGTGCAAGAAAGTTCTGCAAATACAAACTGCCTTGCAAGTGGACAATGCTTCCTGTCGCAGATTCAGCCGAGATACAATCCCTTATCGAGGACGGACCCGACTTTGCAGAGCTGGAGTTTTGGCACAATGGCAAGTATTATTCTATATCCGCCAACGCAAGCGACTATGTACCGCAGGGGCTTGTCAGACTTGACGGCGGTGAGTATTACAAGAGCTGTACTGTCACATTCGCAGAACGTTAGGAGGGCATATGTACACCATAGCAAGCAATGAGATAACAAGCAGGATAGAGAATTACAAAGCCTTGTGGGGTATGTGGATAGAGGACGCTCAGAGCGGAGCACCTGTGGCATATGACGGCATTCAGAACGTTCAGACGGACATTCAAGCAACCTCTCTGAGTGATGATATAGAGCTTGGTGCGGTCTGTTCTCAGAGTGTGACGGCGGAGCTGGTTGACGACGGAACTAAGTATCTTGGGAATGAGTATGTTTTCAGTTTGTATATGAAAGACAGCTCGGCATTTACCACCTACTCCACCCTAGAATCCTACACCTACGCAGAACTTTCAAAGCTGACAGTGGAGCAGATAAGCAAGCTTGGAGAGGTGCTTGACGGAGAGAGAATACCCCTTGGGCGGTTTACTTGTGTCAAGTCGAAAAAGTCGGGCGGAAATACTGAGGTCACTCTTGCGGATAGGCTTTACTTCTCCGACAAGACCTATGTGCCAAAGGTCAAGCTACCTGCATGGAGCAAAGCTATCGAGGACGATATTTGCAAGCAGTTGGGACTTCAAAACGGCAACGACTACACCATCCCTGCAAAGCTGCGTGCAAAGGGCGGAGCAAGGCTCTATGGCAAGGGGCATATACGCCTAAAGACCGCAAACTTCGACTTCAAAATAAGCTCTATACCCAAAGACACCACAATGCGGCAAATGCTCAGTTACATCGCCTCGGCACAAGGCGAGTTCGGCTTTGTTGACCGATACGGCAGATACGTCCGCAAATGGTACGGCTCGAGCGTGAAGATACTGGACAACAACACTATCGACCTGCCAACGCTGGGAGAACGTCCGAATATCCTCGCAGGCATTGTCTGCAAGGTCAGCGACAGCGAAACTCTGCGGCTGGGCAATACCACAGGCACGGCAGGGCGTGTGCTGGAGTTTGAAAATCCGTATATGACAATGTCGCTGTTGCGGTCATTGTGGCATAGGATAGGCGGCTTTTCCTGGTATACAACAGAGCTTTTTCACCGCCTTGGCGACCCACGATTTGACGTCGGTGACGTGATAACATACGTCAGCGAAAGCGGCGAAAGCTACGATATACCAATAACTAACATAGGATTCAATTTTGACGGCGGACTTTCAGCCGATATTTCTGCGGTGGGTCTGTCGGTGGAAGAACAGCTTTAGGAGGCGAGATAATGGACGAGAATGAGATAACAACTGTGGCTGATACGCAGGCGGAGAATACTGCAGATACAGCGGACACAGGTCAGACAACGCCCACCACCGAGGAGCTTATCCAGCAGCTTACGGCGAGAGTGGCAGCTCTTGAAGAAATAGTGGGCGAGGAGGAGTATGAGCTGCGGTACTCGGGCGAACAGACGGACGAGCTTTTAGACGGCGGTACAGCGGTGTTTCGTGCAAAGACAGCGGCGCAGATAGTAAGCCTTGTAAACAGGCTCTACCCACTGTATATGCGGTGGGGGTCTTTCACGGTGAATATGAAGGTCAACGCCGACAACGGCTCACAGTGGTCATACAATACACGCACAGGAATGATACCCTCGGGGGTCACTAACCCTGCGGTGTTTATGGTGTGTGACTGGAACAAAAAGCACTTCAAGTCGCAGAGCTTTCAATACAAGATAGCCGCCAACGGCAGGGACATCGACTGGGAGGCATACCTTGAGCACACCTCAGACCAGGGCGGAACATACGCTTTCAAGGTGTACTATCTCATAGTTGGCAAAAATGCGGAAGGGGGAAGTATAGTTGGCTAGTTTCACGGAAAATCTCGGACTTAAAAAGCCCGACAGATTGGACAGGTTCAGCATCGATGACTTCAACGGCAATATGGATATTATCGACACTATACCCGATATGAAGAGCGGACAGAGCCTTGTGGGTGTGTCGGTGGGAGAAGCGTACGGAAATATAGGTATAACAGGCATAGCGGAGGCGGTCGAAGATGAAAATATATGAGGGTACAGACGGACTGAGAGGGCTGATAACAAAGCTTATCGAGGTGTGGAATTTCAAGAAGATAACGTATGACGGTGAGGGTTCAACAATAAGCACGAATAATGTTGTATTCCATTTGTGGGTAACTGATGAAGTGTTTCTGTCTGGTCAGTTCAGCGACACAGAGGAACACGGCTGGCTTGACCTCGATGCACAAACAAATAATCTAGTATGTCCTTGTGTAGTTATTTACACGTATCCAGATAAAAGACGTTGGGTAATTTACAAACAAAATGACCTAATTGCTTTTGGTATCCAAAGCAATCAGAACGAAAGACCTCCGATATTTACCGTTATCGGTGAGGTAACGGACTATGAAACGCAGGAAAAGAGTTATGGTTTGGCAACAAGTTATGCAAATAACAATTCAAACCAGTACTCCGTGTTTACTGACGGAACAGCAATAAGGTCAATGCCTTACAGACCAATGTGCAGACGAAAGGCAATTACTTCTCTTGCACCTGTGACGTCGTCAACGCTGAACAAGGGTTTTACAAACCTTTATCATGTTCTTTCACACACATCGGGTCTAGAAGATGATCAAACTTATCCTGACTACACAGTTCCCACGCAGACAGTGCTGCTTAACGGCAAGAAATATCTGTTAAGCAGATTTGCTTTTGAGATAAAGGAGTGAGCAAGATATGAAACAGAAATTTGCAAAGCTTATAGACGTCAAGTCTATCGTGACGATACTGCTGACGGCGGTTTTCTGCGTGCTGGCACTTCGCCGCACGATTTCGGCAGAGCAGTTCATCACGGTGTTTACTGTGGTGATATCGTTCTATTTCGGCACACAGTCAGCCAAAAGAAAGTCAGGTGATGACGAGTGACGGAAGCAATTATCGTTGC